TTGGAAACGATCCGCCCCATATGCCATGTGCTTCATGGTTATTGACGGCGAATTGCAGACACTCCTTCTGTATAGGACACGCAGCGCAAGCGCGTAGTGCCATGGCTGTTAATTCTACTAGATCATTGGCTGCTGTTCCACGAAAATGCTGTCCGCGTACTGGTTCTGGGAAAAACGCTTCTGGGTCAATCTCGGCGCAAGCTGGGTTTAGGTCAGCCTTAAAATACATCTTCTTCTTTACTTGCTAGCCATAGAGCCAATTTAGTGCCAGATATGGCAGCAAATACGATTAAAGCGGTAGTGATAAGCATTATTTCCCCCTGTAAAGGCTTATGCGCTTGTTGCCATAGGCCATGACTAATTGTAGTTTGTAGTTAAAAGGTTCTAGGGCAAGGTTAATACCCCGCCACTCGCCAGCCTTTATCTCGGTATTAGCGTCAGCTATATCGTTGCAGATAAGGGCATACTTGGCGCTAGCCACGATCTTGTTCATAATCGTGTGGATGGCTGCGATAGGTAGGTGCTGAAGTACATCTTTGATGAGAATTAGATCCACTTGGGGAAAGTCTATTGTCTCTAAATCACCCTGCATAAACTTTATGTGCTCTGACTCATATTGCTTAATATCCTCTATGATTACTGAGCTTACATCTATGCCTGTGTATTCTTTACCTTCTAGGTTTAACTCTTTACCTAAGCGCCAATCGCCACAGCCTAAATCTATTACTGTGTGAATGTCGTCTTGGGCTAGTAGTTTGTTCGCTTCTGCGATCCATGGGGCAGCGTTGGCTGGGTCTGAGCCTGGGCCTGACTTGTGCCCCCATGTAGAGTTTGTATAGATAGCGTTGAACGCTTCTTCATTACTCACTTATTAAGTTCCTTTATGCGGTTGCGGATAACGTGTAGATCTTCACCATAGACACGTCCTAGTGCGTCGTTCATTAGTTCCTGTTCGCGAATGATCTGCATAATATCTTGGACGGCATGGTCGTAGCCTTTACTAAACGCTAGTTCCTTTTCTACGTCGATCTGATCCTGTGTTGTCGGTTCAACTTTGATCACGCGCTCCCCTACTGCCTGCGTCGTCGATCCTGTAATTCCTTCTATGACCTTGTTCATCTGGTCGGCAATTCTGTTTGCTATTTCGTCGTTAGTCATGCTATGTATTCCTATCTGGTCGCTGGTCTAAGTCGGCGAGCTAAACGCTCCCCTACCGCCTCGGTGGTCGGTAGATCCTAGGCTATAGCAGCAGAATAGGGCTAGTCAACTACCCTAGCCCATGTCCTGGCGTGTCCTGGATCTATTCATTCATGGCACTAGTATCCATCCCATGGAGAGGATAGTCTGCCTATATTGAGCCAGGGAATGGCGCTTAGTGGACCCATAATAAGTCCTAGTCTCGAGCCAGCTATCCTGGCCGTTAGTAACTAGCGCGTACACTTTCCACGCGCCACTATGGTTTATCTTCTCGATGGTCATAATTAATAACCCATGTCTACGATAGCATCGATGGTTTGCTCATCCAGGATCTTAAGCAGCTTAGTGCTATTCCTGCGACATGCTCGCCATGTTGAGAGAGTGTGTTTATCCCATCCAAACTCGCTGCCAAACTCATCCAGCGATAACGATCCGCTAATATGATCCATCGCTAGTGCGTAGATAACATCGGCAGCAGTAGGATCACTGCTAGCGATCCCGCTATAAAATTGAACGGTAATTTTCTTACCGTTACGCATTAAGGCTATTCTCCAGGACTGCTTATGGCCATCCCTGGCCCATTCTGGCGCGCTAGCTGGCGTATCGATACGCGTGGCCTTACATGTAACGCCTAGGCCTACTAAATAGCCTATTAGTTCCTGCTTATCTTCGATGATAGTGCTCATGTTCCTATTCTCCCTATCTAATTTCTTGCCTAGTGGCAAGATAGCAGCGCCAGGACCTAAACCCTGGCGCCACTATCCTAATGCTAGGCTTGAACGCGCATAGGCATGAGCAGCAGCTGCCAGCGTATATCGCCAGCGTGTGTCTCGCATAGTAATGGCTTAGTTGCACCATTAGTCCTAATGATCAGCGGGATAGACTTATCAATTCCTGGAACCTTGCCTAGATCGGCTAGGAATGATGGGTTTACGCCTATTTCATCAGCTGGCGTAAATACCGTAGGAATAAGGTGTTCATATGGTGGGAAAGTACCCTGCCAGGATAGGAAAGTCACGTTTCCATCAATGGTGTTTACCGTAACCTTATCCTGCTCGATCCAGAACGTTACGCGTGGATTAATAGCGCGGCGGCCCGTTAGTGGCTTGATGAGATTACGTATCTTAGCAACATCCTCGCGCAAAATATTGATATTAAAACTATCGATATTCTGCACGGGGTTATCTTTCTCGATAATGGCATGCTGGACCTTGCCTATGAATAGGCGATAGCGATCCGTGGCCGCGGCAGTGATTACACCATCAGCGCTGGAAAGACTTACGCATGTGAGCATAGGCAGGGAACTATCCTTGCCAGCTGCGATGAGTGTGCCGCTAAGTAGATCATCCAGCAGCGCTGCGTTCATGGTGAAATGGGCCGTAATCGTGGCCGTAGTTGCGTTATTGTGTACTGCGTTCATGTTCATATTCCTATCTATGAATGGAGCCTAGACTGTCTAAGCTGCCATAACCATTCCAGGAAAGATCCTGGAACGATTAGAGCGGTTTAGATTACTGCTAGTGTGAACGATAGCGCGGCTAGGCCTAATAGTCCAGCACTAAGCCAGAAGATCGCGCGCACTATTGAGCGTGTTAGGTAATAGCTGCTTGAGTGTAATGTGCCTCGGTAATAGTCCAATTCCTGGCGATACTCACAATTCACGCAATCACACCATCGATAATCGTGAACCGTGGTCATTCTTGCTCACCATCCAGACTTATTTCATAGTTTGCTGGCTCATTCTGGCGCTCATGTTCAAGCGCTGCGATGGCCTTAATTAGTCCCAATGTTAGCTCCATGTTATGCGCTTTCTTTCAATTCCTCGAGATATTCCCTGGCAGCTGATATTTCTCCTGATGTAATTAGATCCTCGACATACATCAATCGATTAAAGTCTAGGTCATTCTCGGACATGTTTAGTTCTTTCAATATATTGATTAGGTCATTCATGCTATTAGTCCTATCTAATTGAGCTAGGCACTATCGCCTAACATGGATAAAATTACTCTCCAGCTCGCAGCATGTCAACTATTCCTGGCGCTTATTTGATAACAATTTGATAACAATTCCTAGGCCAGCGGGTCCAGGATCTTACCCATTCCTGGCCATCATCGGCCCTAACCCTGGCCCATCCTTGCCCATCCTCGAGCCATAACGTGGCCATGCGACAGTACCCACACCCTCACGCAAGCACCCACAATCCCACGCAATCGTTAGCAATCTCCCTACTTTCCAATAAATAATTAATCAATTAAAGGCAATCAAGAACGCAATCCGTGGCTCGCTTGCCTAAGTCGCTGAGCGTAAGGGGAAAGTATCGGCAAGCGTGGAAAAAATTGGGTGATCGACTGGGGGACTTTTAATAATGGGGCGACGTGTATGTAACTATCAACCCAATGATTTTTTCTAAATATAGTCTCACATATTGAGATTTGCTTAAACTATTTTATCGACCAAACAAGTATAAAATACTAACTTTATACAATGTGACGTAATTCACAGACATGAAAGCGGGACAAACACCTAATTTCCCACCTTATACAATATAAGGGGTTTTATAAATTACACCCCTATCCAAAGGGCGGTTCCACCGCCCCTTAGATTATTAACCCAGTGGGGCATGGCAGAGCCTGCCCCTAACTCTTCCCATCGGCGGCGCAGAGCGCCACCCATAGGTTGTTTCCATAGGGATTACCATAGGCCGCCTGACGGCGGCGATTTACTACCATAGGAATTAAAGGCGGGTGTATTGTATGGCTAAGCCATCGGCTAATAAATACAAGATCGCCCCAGATAGCCAAATCTCGGCCACTCAGGCCAAGCAGACTATCGCCGAGCTGGTAACTAAAGGTTACTCCATTGCCGATGCAGTTCGGGCAACTGGCAAATCAATTAAGTCCTATGAGTACTACCGCATGTCGGATGCTCAATTTAAAGAGGCTATCGACCTAGCCCGCGCCGTAGCACGTCGCGAAGGCGCGATAAGCGAAGAAGATGCAAATATCAGCTTTGAGGACTTTAGAGCCAAGTACCTCAACTCCAAGACTTTCAATCACCAGCGCAACATCATCTCTATGCTGGAAGAGGGTAAGCCCGCGTGGCTTCACCCCAACATGAAATACGAAGAGGGTTTTCCTAACTACGTCCTCGTGAACATGCCACCTGAACATGCCAAGAGCATGACGGTCAGCATTGACTATATCACCTATCGGATCTGTATCGATCCGAACATCCGTATCAAGATCGTCTCAAAGACCTTGACTATGGCAAAGGACTTTTTATACGCGGTCAAGCAAAGGCTTACCCAACCCGCTTATGCTGAACTTCAACGGCGCTATGCCCCTGCTGATGGTTACAAAGAAGCGGCGGATAAGTGGACCCAAGATGCGATTTACCTAGAGCGCGACTCAGGTGAAAAAGATCCTACCCTGCAGGCACTGGGTATTGGTGGTCAGATCTATGGTGCCCGTGCTGACTTAATTGTTTTGGATGACTGCGTTACCTTGGCTAACGCCAATGAATACGAGAAGCAGATCCGTTGGATCCAACAGGAAGTTCTTACTCGTGTTGGTCCCACAGGAAAGATCCTTGTCGTAGGTACTCGTGTAGATCCAGTGGATCTTTATCGCGAGATGCGTAACCCAGATCGTTATCCAGATGGCGCTTCACCTTGGACATATCTGGCTATGCCAGCGGTATTAGAGTTTGCAGATGATCCAAAGGATTGGATTACCCTCTGGCCGCGTTCAGACAGGCCTTGGCTTGGAGATGATGCGAATATTGGTGAGGATGGTTTATATCCTCGTTGGGATGGAAGTAACCTACGCAAGCGTCGCGGTGTATTAGACCCAAAGACGTGGGCTATGGTTTACCAGCAACAGGATGTGGACAGCGAAGCTGTCTTTGCACCTGAAGCAGTACGCGGATCAGTATCAGGTATGAGAGCCATTGGCCCTCTACTACCAGGCGCTCCTGGTCATCCAGATGCAATGAATGGTTCTTATACCATCTGCTCAATGGACCCAGCCATGTCAGGTGATACGTTCTCAATTGCCTATGCTGGCGATAAGAGTACACAGAAGCGTTACGTGCTAGAAGCAAGCCGCATGCCTGCTCCTACACCACAACGTATTCGTGAATTGATTTTTGAATGGACAGAAAAGTACAAGCCATCTGTCTGGGTTATTGAGAAGAACGCCTTTCAGTTGTTCCTTACTCAAGATGAAGAAATTAACCGCTTCCTAGCATCACGCGGTATTCGCCTTGTTCAGCATTACACAGGCGCAAACAAGATGGATGCAGAGTTTGGCGTAGCCTCTATGGCCCCACTCTTTGGAATGGTTGATAAACTTGGCAATCACGTCAAGGGAAGCAACCTTATAGATTTGCCACGGTCCGACAATGAAGGCATAAAATCGTTAATCGAACAGCTCATAACATGGTCCGCTGGCACTAAAAATAAACAAGATGGATGTATGGCACTCTGGTTTGCAGAAACTCAGATGCGTGATTATATCAATCAGGCTGGAGCATATGGTGGCTCCTTTATTAAAAACCCATTTCAGACTCGTGATCAAAAAGCACGTCGTCGGGTTATTAACATAGAAGACTATCAACGCGAAAAAGAGAAGTTAGCATCTAACGGGGGTTACTTATAATGGCACTAACTGTAGATCAAATCGGAGATAAACTCCGTAAGCTACGTGCACATTACTTTACACGTGATTCACGTTATGATGATCTATTGGCGATCCGTCAAGGCAAGATCGATCAAGTGTTTCCTGGAATGTTTTCAGAGGACTATCCAAAGCCAATGATCGCAAACTTCATTGACGTTGCTGCTCGCGACGTTGCTGAAGTTATTGCCCCACTTCCTGCCTTCAATTGCATGACAACCAACACAACTTCAGATCGTGCTCGTGTTCGCTCAGATAAGCGCACCATGATCGCTGCTGGTTACCGCGACACTTGCAACCTTCAAACCATGATGTACACAGGTGCAGATCGTTACCTCACCTTTGGCTGGCTACCATTTCTTATTGAAGCAGACTATGAGAACAATCGCCCAATGATCCGCATCGATTCTCCAATTGGTGCCTACCCAGAGTTTGATCGTTTCAATCGTCTTATCTCATACTCAAAGCGTTATGTTAAGACAGTACGCGAACTTATCAATGACTTTCCTGAACACGAGAATATTATCCGTGGTCAGTACGAGAACCGTAACTCAGAACGCATCCTTGAGATGTATCGCTACCAAGACAAAGAACAACTTATTCTTTTCTTGCCAGAGCGTAACAACTTTGTTCTTTCACGCGTTGAAAATGAACTAGGTGAAATTCCTGTAGCAATTGCTTTGCGTCCTGGCGTTGACTCAGATGAGCATCAACGTGGACAGTTTGATGATATTATGTGGGTGCAGGTAGCCCGTGCACGTTTTGCTTCTCTTACTCTTGAAGCAGCACAGAAGGCAGTACAAGCACCATTTGCTTTGCCTTCAGATGTAAACGTTCTTGAGATTGGTCCAGATGCAACTATTCGCTCTGCTAATCCACAACAGATCCGTCGTGTAGATCTTAATCTTCCACCAGGAATTTTTCAAGAGAATGAAATTCTTGACCAAGAAATGCGCACTGGATCACGTTATCCAGAAGGCCGTCTAGGACAGCAATCAGGTTCTATCGTAACTGGTCGTGGCGTAGAAGCACTTATGGGCGGCTTTGACACACAAGTCAAAACAGCACAAGGTGTATTTGCTGAGACATTTAAAGAAGTTATTCGTCTATGCTTTAAGATGGATGAAAAACTATTTGGTGATGTTAAGAAGGAAGTTCGTGGCATTAATGCTGGCGCTCCTTATGTAGTTAACTATACACCAAGTGTTGATATTGCTGGAGATTATTCTTGCGATGTTACCTATGGCATGATGGCTGGACTAGATCCAAACCGTGCTTTGGTATTTGGACTACAGGCACGTGGAGATAAGTTAATCTCACGCGACTTTTTACGTCGTCAAATGCCTTGGGAAATGAACGTTACCCAAGAAGAAGAGCGTGTTGAAGTTGAAGAACTGCGTGACACATTGCTTCAAGCAGTTGCTTCTTATGCCAATGCTTTGCCACAGATGGCGATGCAAGGAGCAGATCCATCTAAAGTTATTAATGCAATTGCGCAAGTAATTGTTGGTCGCCAAAAAGGCGACCCTATTGAGGAAATTGTTGCTAAGGCTTTTGCCCCAGAACCACAGCCACAAGTTTCCCCAGAAGCTGCAGCCGCTGGTGCGGCACCTGAAGGTGCCCCAGGACAGGCTCCTGCTGGGGGCGCGCCTCAAGGCCAAGCACCAGGCATGCCGCCTGCACAACAAGCACCGCAAGGTGCATCATCCCTGCAGAACTTGCTAGCAGGCATTTCATCTTCTGGTAACCCGCAGCTTGCTGCGTCAGTTTCCAGACGCTCACCCGCCTAACGTTACGAGTGAGAAAACCAATTCCCTATAGGAGATAAAAATGGCAAAAGTAGCACCAGCCTTTAAGTCTAGCCTGCAATCAGCACCTGTTAAGGTTGCTATGCAAGGTGGACATGGCTCATCAGACGCAGTAACACAAAAGACAAGCATCCAAGATGCTCCTTCAGTTAAGGCAACTGGAAAGTCTGACATTAAGTACACAGTACAGCCTTCAGGCACCCGCGGATCAAACCCAGGCGCTAAGTAATTAAATGAATGAAGAGGGTGATGATTTTAGCGGAGTAATCTCCGTCTGGGATATTATTGCCCTCTTTGCTCATCTTGTAAAAAATCTATTTGCAAGTTTTGAAGAATTTTTTGATGTATTGAGCCACATGGCTCTACATAAAGCAAACGTCGTAGAAGATCAAAAACTATTTCACGATGATGTTGTTAGAACAATTGAGACTATTATAGAAGGTGAGTAATTATGGCAGGCAAAGGCGGTTATCAAGCTCCAGCTAAACCAGCACAAGTTGCTACCATGGCTCATAATAGAACTGAAAATAGCGCTGCGACCAAAATGACGCAAGCCGCTCGTGACATTACTGGCATGCCAAATTATGGCGATGCTCAAGACATGGCACAAATTCAAAGTGGTGCGCCTATGGCCGCTACACCAAATTTAGGATCTACGCCTACGGCACAGCCACAACAAGGTGCACAAGGTGTTCCACCTCAAGGTTTTATTGGCGCACATCAACCAAGCCCAACAGATAACCCATTAACGCCAATTGCTACGCAACAACAACAATCTATTAGCGGGGCACAAAGTGCTTTATCTTTGCTTAACTCATTAGGAGATAATGCTTCTCCACAAGTTAAATCAATTCGCAACGTTTTGGCTGCACATTTAATGAACCAATCACAAGCAGGACAAGCACCTACAGCGCCAACCGCAGCGGTTCCACCGATGGCGGGAGCAAAGTAGTTTATGCCAGCAGTCATTCCACCATCTCCTGAAGCACAAGCGTTAGCAGGCAACTTAGATGCTATACATGCTGCAGGCCACACAAACCTTGACCCACTTGCTCAAACAGCAGTTGCTCAAGGAGCTGGTAGTACACAAAATGTTTTAGATCATGCTGGTCTTTTAACTCAAGCAGTAAAGCAAACAACGCCAGATAAAGCAATTTCTGAACCTGCAATAAATCAACAACCAAGTCTTTTATCACAAGCAGCATCATTTTTGCATCATCAATATGGCCCAGTTCCAGTTTTAAATTCAGATGTTGCTAGTATTCAACAGCAACTACAATCAAAAGGCTACGGTAAAGATTTAACAACTGGCGCTTGGAATAGCCAATGGCAAAATGCCCTTAGTCAACATGCTTATGATGCAACAGTGGCACCTAAATTTGGAAACGTAAAATCTCTTCCATTGTGGGAGCGTATTGTAAATGATATTGCTCCTTCTGGATGGTCTTCAACTATTGCTCATTCTGTAGCAAATTATGTACGCAACCTTCCAGCAGAAGCACGATCAATGATTGGCGATCTTTCTGGTCAAGCAGTAAGCACGTGGGATGCAATAGCGCACCCATCAGAAGGCTCAGCAGCATATACAAAAACACAATTTCAGACTGCTGCAAATATACAAAATACTTTAGGTGCAAAAACAACCGCAGCAGAACTTCAAAAAAATCAAATTCAAAATTTGGTTCAAGATTACGGTAACCTTCTTAGCCTTGTTGGACTTGCTGGCGCTGGAAAAGCATTAGCAACTTCAGTAGGTGCTGTTGGTAAATCATTGCTTGAAAATACAGCAGCAAAAGAAAGCATACCAGCAGCAGCAAAAGCATTGGTAACACGCTCACTTCCTGAAAGCGCTGCATCAACACCTACATTTTTTGTATCTAAAAGCCTATACCAAGGCGGCGTAGAGGGTGCTAAGGGCACTGGCTTGCTTCGC